GCAAGGTATCTGGCATAGCTCTAATACGCTTCCTCCAAATGCTAATACTTGAGGGAAACTTAACTCCAGTACCTGAATCACCTGCGATAATATCTGTACGATCAATTGAAGCGGTTAACGGAATAGGTCTCTTCCAGTGTGGATTATCATCTGTAGATGCTCCTTTATAGAAATCATTTGTGTTATCCGCAGTTATTGGAAAAGATCCTGGTTTATGGATTACTTTAAAGGGCAAATGTTTTCCATTTTTTTCTAAAGGATCCTTGAGTTCTAAGTATATTACTTCGTATACGACTGTATTAGTCCCTGGGACTTTTGCAACCGCTTTTTTAATATCTCCGATATTAAATCGTTTTGATTTGTGGTTCATACCCATTACGCTGATGTATTCTTCTGCTGTTTTAGTTTCTACCCCTGCGTAAATTAAGCTAGTTAAATTGCGTTGAACGCCGAAATTAGGATCTGCTAGCCTGTAGATATATTTTGGATCAAAGATATTACTGTTATTAATAAAGTCTTTGAATTTTTGACGAATATCTAATTTCATCATAGGTTTAGCTGTTAGATTACTATAATATGTATTATTGGGTACAGAAACCGTTAAATTAAATGTTCTTGTTATTGCACTGTATCCTAATGCATCTTTAGCCGTTATAGTAAACGTAAATTTTCTATCTAGATTAGTTAAATTCCCGTCAAACGTTGTGTTTGTTCGGTCTAAAGTGGTCAACGATGACTCTACTTCTGGGAAATTATATAATTCCCAATGCTCGTCTATTGCTAAAGAAACAATGTCAGCATTACTAACATGTTCTTTTTTACATCTGTAAAACTCAGGATCTCCGATCGCTGTTCCTGTTACAGGTATCATTTCTTGAGACTGGTTAGAGTTTCTATAACTAAAATAATTGAGTGGAACCAGTTGTGTTTGTGCTTCATAATCTCCGGGAGAAATTTCTGTACTGATTAATCCAGAACCAAATGCGAGTGGATCTGAATTATACAGTAACGTTATAGTGTTTGTAGTACTCTTAATTGCAAGGAACTCTCCGTTATAATTACGATTGCTATTTCCATTCACTTTATAAAGGAATTCAGTACCTGAAAGAATAGTAAATGTAAGATCATTTACAATATCCTCCCCTCCAAGATCCGCCCCAGAAATAACAACAATATCTCCTGGTTTATATCCGACTCCTGGCTCTAATAGTGTTATTGATACAGTTCCAATACTATAAGAATCGTTTCCTGATGATTTTTCTAATCTAAATCGTGCACCCGAACCCGTACCCGAGGTAGTTTTTACTTCGATATCGGAATAATCAAAATCAAACGTAGTTGATGCAGTTCCGGTCACTTTTGTATAGCTAAACGCCAAAGGAGCATATGGTTGCGTAGGTATTGTAAATGTTACCGCATATTTTCCAGTTGTTGATATTGGAATTACACTGGCAGATTCTAATTTAAATTTATCTAGAAATACTTCTATGCCATTGTAATAATTAAAACTTAACTGACTAGTTGATAATTTAACAATATCTCCGGTTTTAAACGGATGCCTTGTAGTAACTGCTGTAGCTATGTTTTTTCTTCTTAAAACAGATTTTACGGCAACAAGTGTCTCTTGTTTAATTACATCTTTAATTTTATATTTTGTCGATGGTTTCCAGAAGCTTCTATATCTATTTTGATCCCTAATCTGATTTACTTTTCCTACTATTTCTCCGTCCAAGTTTAAGGACAGTCCTGGAGGCAAGTTGCCTCCGTCTAGATAATATAGAATAATAGAGTTGGTTAGTGTGGTATTTGCATTAACAAACAGAGAACTTGGGTAGCCCACTTCTATGGATCCCAATTCTGTGGGAGTATTCCATGACATGGTGCTATCAACTTCCCCGAGCACATCTACATTAAACATTCTTCTGCTAGTTGCAGTTTCAGAACCTTGGCCATACCGAGTTGCTTTTATAGTAAACGTATATCGTTTAGTAACTGCAGGCATGTAAGGAATGTTTCCGAATATTTCTCCGGTTACGGTATCAAACTCCATACCTGGAGGCAATACACTATTAGTCCCTGCATAAAACGGTGTGCCATCAGGAATATCTGTATCTAGCTTATCCAAATCGTCGAGCGTTATTCTATAAATGTCTCCACCTATCGGATCCACATCCTTTATGGTATAAGTTTTCGGAGTTGCGCCGGTAAAATCTCTATTAAAATTAATAATATACCCAATTTGCGGGGTGGAGGTTGCCCGTTCAATCCTTATAGTTCTTCCACCTGATCGATTGTCTGAAGGCAAGTCTCTTCTTACAACAGCATTTACCATGGCATTTGCTGCGGCTAACTCGTAAAATACTGTACCAAGTTCGTTGTATTGCCCAGTGTATATGTCAATTTTAAATGTCTGATAATTATTCGCTCTTTTTAATCCTAGATACTTTGGAGTAGTGAATATTGGTGATTGTAGATACGTTATGTCTGCTGTATATGCACCATCACCTGCTTGCATAATGACGTTATCAGCCCTAAAGAAGTCGTCGCCAACAACATATATCCTAAACTTGCGCTTACTTACAGTGTCCCCGTCTGTTATAGTGGCAATAAATTCGTAGTTTCTGTTTAATTTTCGAGGACGCAGTGTTTCTACATTAAAGTCATAAGTCACTTCGTCATAAACAAAGCTGTCAAATCCGTTGCTCGGGCGTACCCCGAAATCATACCCTGCGCTATCAAAAGATCCAGAGTCATAGTGTCCTTGATCGGTGTTACGTAGTACTGCTAGTAGTGGTTGTATAAACCCAGTTATTCTTCCATTGGGTAATAGTATTAATCCTGGAGGTAGTTCCCCTTCTCCACTGGCAATAAAGAAGTTTAAGTCTTGACCTGCAGCAGTATCTGAATCTATTGCGCTTAATTGAAAATCTATAAATCCACTGTCAATTACATAATACGCATTATTTGACCCTATTGGTAATACACCTGGTTGTGTTAACCACACCGGTTCATCAGATCCAGTTATAGTAATTTGAAATGTCCTGTCGGATATTTCTCCGTTTTTTGAGGCTCTAATAACAAATTTATATTCGGTTCTTCTAGGAACTTCAAATGGTGTTCCAACAATTGAATGCCCGCTAATGCGTAGTCCTCGTGGTAGAGCACCAGATATTACTTTAAACGTAACCCCGGTTGTTGAGTTAATAGGTAGTAATATATTTACAGTTGTACGTTCATCGAGCACCGTCTCGGCAACGGTTCCGGTATCAGTTATGTCGCCTACTTGTTTTGCAACAAATACAGTACCCACAGTATTTTGACTAGCACCCAGTTTGGTGAAGTCTGTATTTCCTAAAGATACAATGAAATATTTTTCACCTACCTGTATTTCGTCAGTTAATATAACCTTGCCGACGCCAGGGTATAATCCAAAATCGTACCCTGAAGGTTTTGTCCATACATCTAATGCCATTACATCTCCGCTTTACAGTATTTACCGAAAAAAAGAACTATTTTAAATGTATGGACTGGCGTTAGTAATATTAACTAATGGTTCCGAGATCTAAAATAGCAGACTGTGGGCCGAGTATTGTTCCAAAATCTACTGGGGTTATCTGCATTAATAGCTCGATTGGATTGGTCGCATTTCCAAAATTTCCAAAATTGAATTCTGATGGATACACACTTGTATTACTTACGTTAATTGTAACCTCACCCGTTCCACTTAATGGACTAATAGTAACATTTGAACCGGCCAGTATTTTGCTAACACCTGAGGTTATTGTTGTTGCTTTCCATTTATTATCAGACCATGCAAGAACCTGACCAGCAGATGGGGACAGTGACTCTACGTTAGACAATTCTTCTAAACTGTGATTAGTAATATCACTGACAGTTCCAGTAACATTCCCAGTCAAATCTCCGTATACATTTCCGTATACATTTCCATTTAAGTCCCCTGTTACATTTCCTGTTACATTTCCAAACAATGAACCTGTTACATTTCCGATCATACTACCAGTTAGCTGTCCTGTGACGTTGCCCGTTACCGTACCTGTTACATTTCCGAAAACGTTTCCATAAACATCTCCGGTCACTGTCCCATGTAATGCACCGCTCACATTGTTGGCTAAAATATCACCAGCAATATCAATATTTCCTGTGCCAGTTATAAGGAATGTATTTAAGTTTAAATTTCCTCCTAGCACGGGAGTTGAATCTTCTGATACATGGTTTATAGAATCCTTAACCAACAACCATATTTCATCGTCAGTTTTTGTTATAACTAGGTTGCTATTGAGGCTAGTTACAGAACGAAATTGTAAATCATTTCCTGTTCTTGTGTAAAATACCTGGCCGGGGCCTGATCCTAAATTAGTTGCATTAGTAACGGATTTATTTCTTACTTCGTCAAAATTATTCTGAACTTTTTCGAATGCTGTTCGTAAATCATCTCCCTGTCCATCGTTGGGATAGGTTCCTAAATTTAATGTTTCTATATTAAATGACATACATTATCTCTTTATATTATGTTTATACAACGAACCAAGAAATTCCGTCACACGCAATTTGTGCAACTGGTGCTGCGGGGGTTAACGTAACGATAGTTGATACAGAATCAACCGTCAAAGACAGTGTAGAACTTTGGTTTCGAATGATTAATATTCTTCCAGTGCTATCAGCGGCGCTGGGTAGCGTTAGCGTTGCATTGTCAGTTAACACAACTGTTATAATATTTCCGGTTATTTGACTAGCAGTTAGTGTCTGTCCGCTAGCTCCTAGCGTAAGACTTAGTACATTGGTTAGTAAACTTCCAGTAAACGTATTTGCAGCAACGTTGCCTGTGGAGGTTCTTTTAACTAAGCTGCTATTAGTTGCGGTGGTGGAACTGGATACAGCAATCGTTCCATCGGTTATAGATATGTCAGTACCAGCTGAAAATGCACCTCGAACATCGGCAGCAGTTACTTTGGCGTATGTAAATGTGCCTTCGCTATAAGACAAGCTACCATATCCAGTTCCGCTATTTGCAGCACTTAAGGCCGATTTTGCTGCTGTTGCTGCAAGGGCGTCGGTATACTGAGTAATTGACGTAGATATCTGCCCACTAGCAATGGTTATTCCAGTACCAGCTGAAAATGCACCTCGAACATCGGCAGCAGTTACTTTAGTGTATGTAAATTTACCTGTGCTGTTATCATAAGCCAGACTACCATATCCAGTTACGCTATTTGCAGCACTCACAGATGCCCGTGCACGGGCACCTGTGTAGTAAAGATTAGTCGTTCCTTCAGCTAAATCATCTGTAGTATTATTAGATAAATCAAATCCACCAGTTCCGCCGACTACATTTATAGTAATTGTTTCAGCAACGTCATCTACAACAAGTTGTGTTTGAGTGCCTTCTTGTAATACACTTTTAATTTTAGTATAAGACCTAGCATCCGTAAAGTATTTGTTATTAGTGCCTTCTGATAACTCGTCGGTACTTATTGGAATATCATAATAATTGGTTCCGTTTCTAGTTTGTTGCCATGTATCTGTAGTTTCATTCCACTTTAATAAAGTGTTTTCACCAGTTCCACGATTAACTTCAATACCGGCATCAACGCCTGGGTCTCCTGTAACATTACCGTTTAACGTAATAATATTATCTGTTACATTTAAGGTAGTAGTATTGATTGTTGTAGTTGTTCCATTTACGACTAAATCTCCACTAACCGTTAAATTGTTAAATGTTACATCGCTCGTAGTATTAACCGATTGACCAATTGATATAGTCTTGCCACTAACTGTTACTCCGGTGCCTCCGTTGTATACTGAAACACTATCTGCATATTGTTTAGTAGCTGCATGAAAATTATCTGTTGGATTTCCTGATAATGTCAACAATCCCGTCATAGTATCGCCTTGCCTGCGAACTACACTATTCCTGGGCAATACCTCATCGGATAACCATCTGCCTGATAAAGTGCTGTCCCATCCCGAATCCTTAAATGTTTCCACTCCGCGTGCTTCGACTGATACCACCGGATCAAGGTTAACAAAAATTTTACCGGTTTCTCCACCAGCAATTGCATTTGCTCTTGTTGTGTAGACTGCTAGTCTACTACTGTCAACGTAACGTAAGTAGTATCTGGACCCGTTAGAGAGCCCTGTTGCGCTTGTTGTACCAGTCCTGTTATAAATTACCGCGAATCCGTTGATGTCTTCAGTATATCCGTGACTAGTAATAATAGCGTATCCGTCCACCCAGTTTGCTATGGTGTTACTATATTGATCGTTAGATTCCGGTTCTGATCGTACTCTTAGTTGTAAACCAGTTAATGATTTACTAGCATTAGGTCGGAAATATCTACGATCTCCGTACCCTCTTGGTATTGCAAAACTTGAAATATCCTCAGTAGTCGAGAAAACCGTGTTATATCTAGTAATGCCTTCTTCTGGATCTGCTAGGTTGCCGATAGCCCATCCACCGGCATTTAATGGAACCGACAACCTAGGAAATGGATCGTTTACTAACATTCCGCTACTTGCACTAATGACTATCTCATTAGGATCGCTATTATCTATAGTAACGTATGTTCCTCCAGTTAGCGACTTCGCAACTAATCGATCTCCATCGGCATTAGAAATAATTACCTGGTTTGAGCCATAAGAACTTGGGGCATCCGATAGGTTTGTAAAAGAAATAGTTCCGCTTGCACCAAAAATTGCAAAAAGCTGGCTAAAATTATCATTTACTTTTCTAAAACTTTCTCTAATGCTATCTCCGGTACCGTCGTTTCCTTGAATTCCGATATCGATAACTTGTCTTTCTGCCATAATTTCTCCACTTGTTTTTATTATTTACCGAAAAAATGTTAATTAATGGCATGTCGGCATAAGTAAGTTATAAAGGAGAAATTTAATGTTTAATTTTTTTAAGAAGTTATTTGGGTTTGATAAAGAAACAATGAAAGATGCCAATGTTCAGCTAGAACAGCAAGCTCCTTACAAAGTAGAACCGCCGGTAATAACTGTAGAAGAAACAGTAAAAGTCAACGAGGTTGTTGTTGAGCCTGCTCCTGCAGCAATGACCACAAGCAAAAAGCCCCGTGCCTCAACCAAGACACAGGGCACTAGGACCAATACTTCAACCCGTGGTCGAAAGCCTAAGGCAAAATAATTACAAGATGCCTAATTTAATTGCTCGATCTTGCAGCCTAAAGCTAGCAAGATTTTTACCTTTCGACTCACACATAATGTCGTGAGTATCAAGAAAGCTCAAGGCCCAATCATTTACTGCGTTATTCCAATAGAAGTCGCTATGGGCCCTAAGCTTTTGTTTCTTGTGACCGTTTTCTAGAAGTACTTTTGCATCTGGCAACGTGTTCACATCGTGATCAAGAAGTACATCTTCACGGCTAACACTATAGTGGAGAACTGGACGAACACCGCGCCAACTCTCAATAACCTTTGTTGTTCGCAGGTCATCTGGGCTAATATACTCGCCTTCCCGCACCCAATGGTGATGGATATCAAGAACAATTGGCACAATATCAGCAATACTAAGACAGTCATCAAGCCCATGGCTCATCTCCTCATTTTCGATAGTAATACAATTTCGGGCTTCTGGACTAAGACGGGCATACGCTGATCGAATACCATCCGGACCGGCACGACCAGAAATGTGTACGTTAATTTTAAAATCTTGGAACGTCTGACCGTAGCCCATCCAACGCGCCATATCCACGTGATATTCGAATTCTTCAATGCTACGATCTACAATATCAGGGTTATCACTAGCCAACACGACAAATTGGCCAGGATGCATAGACAACCGAACGCCGCGCGTGCGAGCCAGATCGCCCACTTGTCTAAATGTTCTTTCGCAATATTCTCGTACATCGGTACGTTGCCAAAAGCTGCTCCAAGTCGACTCAGTATAGACAGGAAGTATATCGCTAGACAATCGAACCATTCTAAGATTTTCATCGAGTTCTCCGACACGTTTAACAAGCTTACGTACAGATTCGATGTTACCCTTCATCAGGTCCCAAAGCTTCTCTTCAGCAACTTGTCTTGATTGTCTATTTAGCCAAGCCACTGTAGTGGTGCCCGTGTTGTATTGTTTGCAGTCATCCTTGGGTTTAATACCATCAACCTGATCAGCACGGTCAATCCACTTGCAGCAAAAACCAACCTTTTTGTGAGTCATAATTTATCCTTTTACATGCGAACACATAAATAATATTATACAACAAATTTCATAAAAGACCTTCAACTATGGCCAATATACGTAAACAAGAACTAAGAGCATATCATATTATCTACAAAACCACTAATACAGTAAATGAAAAAATTTATGTTGGTGCTCACTCTACTGACGTTCTCGAAGACGGGTATCTCGGATCAGGTCACCGGCTAACGCTGGCAGTCGAAAAATATGGGAGAGAGAAATTCAAGAGAGAAATCCTTCATTTTTTCAATACCCCTCAAGAAATGTTTGCTAAAGAAAAAGAGATTGTAAACGTCGATTTCTTAAAAAGGCACGACGTTTATAATATTGTCGAAGGAGGATTCGGAGGGTTTAATAAAGGAACAACAGGCTTAAAACATTTGCACCATCCGGAAACTAATGCACGGTGCGCAGTACATCCTAACGCTATTCCTAGCATGATACAAGAAGGTTGGAAAATTGGTAGAAATATGTCGTCTACAACTGATACTGTTTGGATTAGCAAAGGGCTCGAAAAAAAGATGATCGTACCTTGTGCGTTGCAAGAGTATCTTGCAAACGGATGGAGTAAAGGACTTCCTAAATCTCCAACGCAAGGTAAAATTTGGATTTACAATCCAGCATCAGATGAATACAGCCTATGCGAAGCTGCTGAACTACCTTTAAAGTTATCTAGCGGGTGGGTTAAAAAGAAATGGGCGCCTGTTAAAAAAGGCGCCGCATGGTTAAATAACGGAGTCGATAATCTCCGTATATCAACCGAAGAGGTAGACGCTTACCTCTTAAAAGGGTGGAAGAAAGGTATGATTACTTCGCGTTGGAAATAGTCATAACGCTCTCATGTAAAAAGGACATAGCGTTATTATAACACATATGTCCTTGCAATTCTTAAACTAGCGAATTTTAGTCAAACAGGTTTTCGTTCCACTCCCGGTGTCCAATTCGGTGAGCCTCATTTGATTGTGTTTCCCGAACAGAGACTTTATAGCACCACAGTCGGCCAGCTTCTCCGGAGCCCCATTGTTCGGGTATAAAAATACCATTAACATACTTGTACAACATATCTGCGATAGCTTCACATCCAAGTTTAGGTAATACAATTACCTTAGCAATACCTCGATTTTGTGCTTCTGTATACCAGTCAATATGAGGGTCGTCTGCAGCACATAGAAGAGTATGGTCAAATTGATCTTGCAGGAAATCTTTTAAAGGCCTGAGCGACCCATAATCTGCACACCAGTTGCGTGCATCTAATTCGTTAGTGCCAAAATAAAATTTCATACTGAAACTATACCCATGGATAGAATTACATCCTGGAATATTTCCAGGCTTATCATCTGCCCGCCATTGCCGATACGCAACGGGAAATGCGTCTACGTATTCTTTTGTACTTGTAAATTTATATGCTACCGATTGATGTGTCATGATTAATCCTTTATATAAAACCAATTGTTATCTGTTTTTATTTTACACGTTATAGCATATCGCGTCAAGTTAGTAGCTTCCATGCATTTTGCTACACTTTCGAATACGCCATAAGGTGTGCTAAGTTTTTTACCTGTTGTAGGAAATAACCCTACAACAAATCCATCTGGAATTTTTTCGCCGTTCCGTATGTATTTTTTTTCTAATGTAATCGGATTATGACAACCGATTCTTCCTTTAGTAATTCCTTCGTAATGAACTCCTGGAACAAATCCTTCCGGTATAAGATCGCCGTGTTTAACATAGATTTTCTTTTTACCATTATGATAAACCTTTGTTTGTCCTTTACGCGGTCCGTAAGAAAATTTGCCTTTAACACCTCCATTTTTCCAACCGGCGGGCGTTGGGTCTAAAGGATTGACTTTTTTAATTTCTCCTGTTTTGGGGTTGTGTATTACACGAGTTTTGTTTTGTTTATTAAAAAACAATTCATAACCTTCAGGACAGTCATGCCTATAGACTATCTGTCCTGTTTCTTTATGTCGATAAGGGTGAGTTCCTTTATGAGTCTGACCGCCATCGCCGCACTCAGGCATTAAATTTGCCCATTCATCTGAATCCACTATGTTATATAAATTGCTATAGTGTAGTCCGTATTTAACAAGATCATCTTTGTCGTACACTCCTAACACAGTTGTTTTTATTGTATATTCCGGATGAGCGTTTAAAACTCTCCTCCATAGTTTACCCGAACCTTTGTATTTTATATGATCTGTTGGATCCGGATATTGCTTGCGTTTACAGAGGTATTTTAATCCAGTTTGCTCAATTTCTTTTATCATAAGATAATACATTTAACCTCCCCTTAGTTTAATACTATTTATCAGACTACGGTGGGTTTAAATAAAATCTATTAGCAAATTTCCTGACTCTAAGAGAAAGATTATTGCACCTTGAGCAGCATGATTTCTTCGCTGATACGTCCGTTCATTTTAGTATCAACACTGTTGATCTCGTCCAAGATCTTGCGCAGTGCAACCTTACCTGCGGCTTTAAATGCAGCAATCTGTTCTGCAGGCTTACGTAGTGTTTTCTGAATGCTCTTATCTTCGTCAAAGTTAATAATGGCAGTTCCTTTAATACCAAGTTCTGCATATTCTTTAGCAACATACTTGCCTAGTTTACG